ATGAATAATATTATTCCTCTCGAATATGATGGGCACCCTGTGCGTTTTAATAACGACGGATGGATCAATGCTACCGATATAGCAGCTAAATTTGGGAAAGTGCCCAATGAGTGGGTCAGGCTTCCTGAAACAATAGCCTATATTCAAGCACTTGAAGGTAGATACGGGAAAATCCCGTATGTAAAAACTAGCAAAGCTAGGAAAGATAGGGGTGGCGGAACATGGCTGCACCCAAAACTAGCAGTGCGTTTCGCTCGCTGGCTGTCCGTTGATTTTGAAATATGGTGTGATGAACAAATTGATGCTCTTATCCGTGGCAATATGCCAGTTTATAACGATGAGAGAATCAATGCGATATTCTTACTTGATAAGCCAACATCATGGGAGAAGCGCTTTCAACAACCTTTCTATCAAACATTAAGCCGAATGTCTGGTTTGCCTTATTCTGGTCATGTTGGTGGTTGTCCATCGCTATTCGGGATGATAACAGCTAAGTGGGTATACCAAGCCGTGTTGCCTGATTCTGTTTATGAAGAAGCTAAGCAGATGGCAAAGGACAGTAAAGATAAAATACACCAATACCTAAAACCAGAAGCTTTACAACTGGTGCAGGATCAATTAGTTGCTGTCACTACTTTAGCTAACGGTTGCATTGACTATAAAGACTTTGAAGCTAGATGTGTTCAGGCTTTTGGTAAGTCAGGAATGCAAGGGCTTCTAGTTTTTCCAAGTCATCAACAGTCATCACACTCTGCAACATTACAATAGGCCCTAGCGGCCTTTTTTATTTTACAAAATTCTACAAACGTCATTCATAGAGTGGCGTTGATAGAGTTTTATATAGGTTTTTGTTACTGGCGGTCTCGGGATTTACGAGACCCATATAAACAAACCTAGAATAATATTCCAAATAGCCATCAGTTAACCGCTGGTGGCTTTTTCATTTATGGAGACAATCATGTCAGATAGAAAGACGATTCACCTAAAAGTATCGGTAGACACAACCGACTTAGATAAGCTGGAAGCACAACTAAAGCGCATTAAAGAGTTGATGGGTAGTGCAGGATTGAAGCAGCCAGCAAGCGTTGGGTTTGATGCTGATGTATTCCTTATTACAAACGGGCAAGTGTTTCTTAATGAAGCATGTATTGCAAAAGGAACAGTCACAAGCGCAAAAATTAATGGTGTAAAAGTTACACGAGAAGATAAGCAGCGAGAAGAAAATGTTTTTCGTGGTGATATTAAGGTTGAACCTGAATGCTCCGTTACTTTGCCTAATGTGGTCGCTAGTATTCAAGAAACTGCAGAATTGATTAATAAATCCCAAAACGAGTACGAAGAAACCGTGAAGCGGATTGACCAGCAATTCTGTGAGATGCAATCACAAATAAACAATATTCAATGCTCATTAGCCGCCAGTGAGCAATCGATAGCGCAACACATTTCAGGGTTGAAACGTCAGCTTATTCAGCTAAACAAAGGGCTTGAAGAAATGCGACTGAAAGATAGCGCCAATACAGACTCTATCATCAGCTTAAGACAAGCTATGGAGCAGCAAGAAAAGTCAATGAGATCTATCAAGGAGGCTATTGCGGCAGAACTGTGTCGCAGTAGTACTTTGTCGCGTGCGCTATGAAGAAGCCAAATGTTTATGGCGGTCGATGGGCAGCGGTCAGGCGCGACTACCTTACTAGACATCCCTTATGTGTGATGTGTCAAGAGCAAGGGCGTATTACTGCTGCAACCGTAGTTGACCACATCACCCCACACCGACTAAAGGACGCGCTTGAGTCAGGTAATGCCGAACAGATAGCCAAAGCTCAAAAGTTATTCTGGGATACCAACAACTACCAAAGCCTCTGTGCATCACACCATAACTCCACTAAGCAACGCATGGAGAAGAGCGGTGTGATTGTTGGTTGTAGTGAAGATGGCATACCGCTTGACCCTAACTCACACTGGAATAAATCCAAACCTAAATGGTCATTGTAATAGGACAAAAGAAGATGAAGAATGAAAAGCAAGCAAAGCTATCAAAACTCTATCGAGGCGATGCGTTTGTAGGATTTGGATTATCAGTGGATGGAGTTCTGCTGAGCAATCAAGCCTTACTTCGTATAGAGCACTCAAATGGACGTCATCCACCACAAGTGACGGTTACATTTAATTCGAATAGTGATTTGACAGTAGATGCACCTGATATTCATTTGAAATAGTTTTGCGATGAAATCATAGCGGGAGGGGTGGGGTAAAACTTCAAAACCTTTGCCCTGAATTACCGACCGCTAACCTTCGAAATAACGCTAACCCGATTTTTTTTCTTTTTTTACGAGGCACTAATGGCAGGAAAACGAAAGCGCTCCGACAGTGCGAGCGCTGAAATTCAAGCCATGCAAAATGCTGCCGCTGATACCATCGAACCGCCACGCCATGCAGGTTTGGAGAAAAAAGCGGAGCCATTTTGGCATGACAATATCCGCTCGAAAGCCCTAGACAGTTGGACACCCTCTGACCTGTTGGCGGCGGTAGAATTAGCCAATAATCAGCTCTATATCACCGTTTTACGGCGTGATTTACGCAAAGAAGAGCGAATACGAGGTGAGGAGCGGAACGAAGCGCTGATCAAAGATTTGCGCAAGCAGGTCGTGGAGTTACAGCGTACGGTGCTTGCACAACGCCGTGATTTACAAATCCATTCTCACGCCACTAACGGCGAAAGTCGTGACCAACGCAATCGAAACAAAAACGATGCCAATGCCAGAAACACCCTGAATAATATGCAGGATGATGATCTACTGGCGGCTCCCATGCATTAAGGAGGAACCATGACACGAGGTGAACGTGTTATCGCGTTTATTGAGCGTTACTGTATTGTTCCCGAAGGGGAGCTATTAGGCCAACCTATGCGGTTGGATGATTTCCAAAAGCGGTTTATTTTGGCGATCTACGATAATCCACATCGCACGGATAAAGCCTATTTAAGTATTGCCCGTAAGAACGGGAAAACAGGGTTGATTGCCGGTATTTTACTGGCGCATTTGATTGGCCCTGAAGCGGTGCAAAACTCACAAATTGTCAGTGGCGCCATGAGCCGAGAGCAAGCGGCCATCGTGTTCAATTTGGCAGTGAAGATGATTAATCTGAATCCGAAGCTGCAAGAGATTGTCCACATTATCCCCAGCGGTAAGCGATTAGTGGGTAAACCGTGCAATGTGGAGTATCGCGCCTTGTCCGCCGAAGGGAAAACCGCGCACGGCTTATCGCCTGTTTTGGCTATTCTTGATGAAGTCGGGCAGATAGTGGGGCCGCGCAGTGAGTTTGTGGATGCCATTGTCACTTCGCAAGGGGCACATAAAAACCCCTTACTGATTGCGATCAGTACGCAAGCCGCGAGCGATGCTGACTTATTCAGTATTTGGCTCGACGATGCAAAAAACTCTAAAGATCCACACATTGTGTCTCATGTGTATGAAGCTGATAAAGATGCGGATGTGTTAGATCCCGAAGCATGGAAAGCCGCGAACCCTGCACTGGGTAATTTCCGCTCCTTGGATGATATGAAACGATTAGCGGAGATGGCCTCACGCATGCCGTCGAGTGAAAACACCTTTCGTAACCTGAATTTAAATCAGCGTGTTTCCACGGTATCGCCGTTTATTTCCCGTTCGGTGTGGGAGTCTTGTCAATCACCGGTTCAACCGATTGTCGGCAAATGTTATGCCGGCCTTGATTTGTCAGAATCGAAAGACTTAACCGCCTTAGTGGTGATTGGCCAGTCTGCCGATGGCAAATGGAACCTGTATCCGTTCTTTTGGACTCCGAAACAGACACTATTAGACCGAGCAAAAACGGACCGCGTGCCGTATGACGTGTGGGCGAAACAAGGCCTACTTCGCACGACCCCCGGCTCTATGGTTGATTACGATTATGTCGTGAAAGATATCGCGGAAATTCTGGCTGATTTTGATATTGAAGTCATTGCGTTTGACCGCTGGCGCATCCAAATGTTTAAGAAGGCGGCTGAAAATATCGGTTTAAGCCTGCCGCTGGTTGAATTTGGGCAGGGGTACAAAGATATGGCCCCTGCGCTTGATAAGCTTGAGCAGATGTTACTCAATAAGCAGATCCGGCATGGCAATCACCCTGTGATGAATATGTGTGCGGCAAATGCCATTACCATTAAAGATGCTTCTTCAAACCGTAAACTGACCAAAGAGAAATCAACGGGGCGGATGGACGGCATGGTTGCTTTTGCGATGGCCGTTGGCGCTTCAAACGGCGTTGAGATTGAGCACGGGGATATCGACGGCTTTTTTGATGATCCAATCATGGTAGGGTTCTAATGGCCAGACGAAAATCACAACGCAAGACTCGGCAGCTACAGGCTAGCCAGCAAAAAACGCCGGTAGGGATTGATACTCAAGATTTATTAAAAGCGCTAGGCGGACTAAGCAGTAGTGGGAAGACTGTATCAACAGATAAGGCGCTACAGCTTTCTGCTGTCTGGTCTTGCGTTCGGCTCCTGAGTGAGTCGATTTCAACACTGCCCTTGAAAATTTACCAGTATCAAGCTGACGGTTCTCGGGTGATAGCGAAAGACCATCCTGCTTATCGTGTACTGTGCCGGCGGCCTAACGCGGAAATGACCCCCTCACGATTTATGTTGATGGTTGTTGCTAGCATTTGCTTACAAGGTAATGCGTATATTGAAAAACGCTATATCGGTGGAAAGCTGGTTTCCTTGCAGCCATTATTGCCACAATTAGTGACGGTAAAGCGACTTGATAATGGCCTGTTGGATTATCAATGCGTGGAGCAAGGGGGGAAGAATCGGCCTATCCCCGTTAAAAACATGATGCATATTCGTGGGTTTGGGTTAGACGGGGTTGTTGGTCTTACGCCGATCCAGGTGGGGCGCAATATCTTAGGTTCGGCGATAGCTACCGATGAAACGGCCGCTAAGATTTTTCGCAATGGCTTGCTCGCATCAGGCTTCTTATCCTCAAAAACGGCACTGACTAAAGAGCAGCGCGAAAAGTTGCGGGGTTACTTGAACGCATTTATCAGCTCTGAAAATGCAGGCAAGTTGATGATTTTGGAAAATGACCTGTCCTATAACGGCATTTCCATGAATCCCGAAGATGCGCAGCTATTGCAGAGTCGCTCATGGAGCATTGAGGAAATTTGCCGCTGGTTCCGGGTGCCGCCTTTCATGGTGGGGCATGCCGATAAACAGAGCAGCTGGGCATCCAGTGTGGAAGGGATGAACATGCAGTTTCTGACCAACACCTTGCGGCCGTTACTGGTCAATATTGAGCAAGAAATCAACCGTTGCCTGCTTGATAGTGATGATGACTATTACGCTGAGTTTTCAGTTGAGGGATTGCTCCGTGCGGACAGTGCGGGTCGCGCTGCATACTACACGACGGCATTGCAAAACGGGTGGATGAGCCGAAATGACGTAAGACGGCTCGAAAACTTACCCCCCATTGAAGGGGGAGACATCTATACTGTTCAGCTCAACCTGACGCCCATTGAACAATTGGGGAAAGACACATTGCGTCATGATCCTGAACAGCTCAAGGCGCAAATCACAAATTGGTTGTTCCCTGAGGGTACTCCCACGGTTCAACACAACTCACCTCATATCGAGGAGTAATTTAAATGAAAAAAAGTCATCTGCCAGTTGCTCTGGAGGATCGCCCCTGCACATCGATTAGCTATGAGCTTAAACCCAAGGCGCTGGATAAATGGAATAGCGGTATTCGTGCCGCCAGTTCGGATAACACTATTTCGGTGTTGGATGTGATTGGTGAGGATTTTTGGGGGGAGGGCGTTACCGCTAAGCGGATTTCTGCCGCCCTCCGCGCTATCGGAAACCAAGACGTTGTTGTCAACATCAATAGCCCGGGTGGGGATATGTTTGAAGGGCTAGCGATCTATAACTTACTCCGTGCTCACTCGGGAAAAGTCACCGTCAATGTTTTAGGTATAGCCGCTTCCGCTGCGTCAATCATTGCGATGGCGGGCGATGAAATACAAATGGGCCGCGGTGCCTTTTTGATGATCCATAACTGCTGGGCTGTGGGGGTCGGCAATCGCCATGACTTTGCGAAGTTGGCGAATGATCTGGCTCCTTTCGATAAATCCATGTCGGATATCTACGTGGCGCGTAGCGGTCTACCAGAAGAGACCATCAGCCAGATGATGGATAACGAAACCTATATTGGTGCGAATGATGCGATTGAGAAAGGCTTTGCCGATAGCCTGCTCGCTGCCGATGTTATGGATGATGGCGATGAAAGCCCACAAGCGGCTATCCGTAAATTAGATGCCTTACTTGCTAAAGCTAAAACACCACGCTCTGAACGACGAAGGCTCATCAGTGCGTTAACACGAAGTATGCCGAGCGCTACTTCAGATCCTCACGGTATGCCAAGCGCTACCTCTGAAATTAATCCTGAAACTCTTTCTGAATTGGAAAAGGCGGTAAATGCCTTCGCCACAGCTAACTAATCGGAGACATTATGTCTGACACAAATGAACTATTGAAAAATCTATCGGCAAAAATTGAAGAAGCCAATGGCAAATTTAATGCTAAAGCCGAAGAAGCGCTAAAAGAAGCGCAAAAAGTAGGCAGCCTTAGCGCGGAAACTAAGGCCGCGGTCGACAAGATGGCGACAGAGCTCAATGCGCTGCGTGAGTCTGAAAAAACATTGAAAGCTTCCTTAGGCGAGTTAGAGCAACATGTCGCTCAAATGCCGCTAGGTAACGCGGTTCAGGCTGCAAAAAGTATCGGTCAGCAAGTCATTTCAGCCGACGTGTTGAAAGATATTAATTCCAGCATTCAGGGCAACAAGCGCATTTCGGTTCCCGTTCAGGCCGCGCTAACCTCTGTTGATGTGGCTGACGGTGTGGTTGAGCCACAACGCTTACCGGGAATTGATGTTGCGCCGAAACAACGCTTATTCATTCGCGATTTAATTGCTTCTGGGAAGACAACCTCACCGGCCATTTTCTGGGTGCAACAAACGGGGTTTACTAACGCGGCTACCGTGGTGCCGGAAAATACCACCAAGCCGTACAGCGACATTCAGTTTGCAACCAAAATTACGCCGGTCACGACGATTGCACATATGTTCAAGGCGTCTAAACAGATCTTGGATGACTTTGCACAGCTGCAGTCATTGGTGGATGCTGAAATGCGTTACGGCTTGAAGTTTGTCGAAGAGCAAGAAATTTTGTTCGGTGACGGCTCTGGCGCGCATTTGCACGGTATCATCCCGCAGGCGTCTAAGTTCAAGGCGGAGTTTGAAGTCGATAAACAAAACGGCATTGATGATTTGCGTTTGGCTATGCTGCAAGCACAGTTAGCGCGTTTCCCAGCAACGGGGCACGTTCTGCACTTCATCGACTGGGCGAAGATTGAACTGCTGAAAGATTCGCTGGGTCGCTACATTCTGGCGAATCCGTCGGCATTAACAGGGCCAACGTTATGGGGCTTGCCCGTCGTGGTCACGGAAACTGCCGCATTTAAAGGTAAGTTCTTAACCGGTGCCTTCAACGCGGGCGCTCAGCTTTTTGACCGCGAAGAAACCAACGTGGTGATTTCAACTGAAAACGCGGATGACTTTGAGAAAAACATGATCTCTATCCGTTGTGAAGAGCGTTTGGCATTAGCCGTGAAGCGTCCAGAGGCGTTTGTTTACGGCGATTTTACAGCGCCTGCGTCGGGTGAGTAATCCACTTAGGCGGCCTTTGCGGTCGCCTTTCTTTTGGGAGCATCGAAATGAAACTAAAGCTATTGCGCCCCATTTGCTTTGGCGGTGGCGTGGCCGTTGAAGGTGATGAAATTGAGACGACTGAGCAGCATGGGCGTGAATTGATCCAAAAAGGCTATGCCTCTGACAGTGTTGCCAATCACACCACTGGACAGTCGAGCACAAAGCAAACGAAGGCGAAAAAGGAGAAATAATGCTTTCTCTTGAACTCGTTAAAGCGCATTGCAATATCGAGGCTGATTTTACTGATGATGATAAGTTACTGGCTGTTTATACAGCGGCTGCCGTGAAGTATGTCGAAAACTACACGCGGCGGAAATTGTATGAAAGCGAATCATCTACCGGTTATCAGGACGATCCCGAACCATTACTGCTAAGTGATGATGTCAAAAACGCCATGCTATTACTGATTGGTCAATGGTATGCCAATCGGGAAAATGCGGTGATTGGGTCGTCTTTCTCATCCCAGCCTCTCGCGGTTAGCGCGCTACTTCAACCTTACCGTATTTATGGTTTATAAGGAGGCGGGATGCAAGCAGGGCGATTACGACACAAAGTCACCTTTCAGAAAAACAATCCTGTTGAATTACCGTCAGGCACTTATGTGGATAACTGGCAAGATATTGCCTCGGTTCGGGCGGAAGTGAGAATGATTAGCGGTCGCGAGTTACTGGCCGCGGATGCAGAGATGGCCGAAGTGACGGTGCGTGTTTGGTTGCGCTATCGACCGGATATTACTCCTGCATGCCGCATGGTTTACCGCGGCTTAAATTACGACATCCAATCGGTGATCCCTGATGTTAAATTCACACGTCTTGAGTTGTTGTGCAAGCAAGGAGTTTCCGATGGTTGATGTGCGTATTGATTTTGGCGGACTCCATGACGTTTCTAGGGAGTTGGAATTACTTAGTCAGGCAGAAAGTAACAGAGTATTGCGACAGGCGGCTTATGCGGCAGCGAGTGTGCTACGTGATGAAGCCAGAGTGAAAGCCCCAAAGCGTACAGGGAAACTGGCCAAAAACATTGTTGCAGGTAATCAACGCGGCCGTCAGCGTGGTGAGGTTTCGGCTGGCGTCTATGTTCGTGGCAGCAATAAATAAGGCACAAACAGTGATAGTAAGATGAAAGCGGATGATCCGCATAACGCTTACTATTGGCGCTTTCTTGAGGAGGGAACGTCAAAAATGCCCCCGCACCCCTTCATTCGCCCTGCATTTGACAGTAAAGCGGATGAAGCAGCAGAGTTTGCGATCAGCAAGTTAAATCAGGCCATTGATGAGGTGCTGCGACGATGACAGAAGGCGATATCATCCCACTGTTAAAGCCAGTTTTGCCGAACAAAGTCTTTTCTTATGTTGTACCACAAAACAAACCCGTCACCCCGCCTTGGTCTATTTTGTCTATTTACGATATCCCAAACGATGTTTTCAGTGGGCAAGCGGAAACCATGACCAACATTCAAATTGATGTTTATGCCAATACAGTTGACGAAGCGCGGATCATTCGTGATGGGATGCGGCAGGCTATAAAAATATTAGGACCCACATCAATAACGGAACGACAATCTTATGAATCAGACACTAAGCTGTTTCGTGCAACATTAGAGTGCCAAGTCTGGCAATAACCTCAAATTACCTCACAAGCTGCTTCGGCAGCTTTTTTTTATGTCTATAGGAAATCAAAAAATGGCTAAATATGAAAAAACGCAAGGCACCAAAATCAGTGTATCTAGACTGGCGGCAACGGATATTACTGCAGTCGAAACAGATTCGGTGTCGATTGATTGCTCAACGAAAGAAATTAGCTATACGGGCGGTCAAAAGGCCGACATTGATGTTACAACACTATGCTCTACCGAGCAGGAGACCATAAACGGGCTGCCAGCTCAGGCGGAAGTGACTATCAGTGGTAACTGGACACCTGACGAGGGTCAGGAGGTGTTACGTCAGGCGTATGACGACGACACGATTCATGCCTTTAAAGTGGTTTTTCCCTCGGGTAATGGTTACGTCTTTTTAGCGGAGGTGCGTCAAAATAGCTGGTCAGTTTCCACTGGTGGCGTTGTTAGCGCTTCATTTACGCTGCGCTTGAAAGGTAAGCCAACGCCCGTCGTAAAAGGCAAGTCAGCACCAGCAACGCAGTCTCAACCGACCTGAGGCACTAAGTAATGGCAAAGAAAACCTTAAACTTGCGTGATGTCGCCCTGAATGCTGCAAATTCATTTCGCACTAAAAAAGTACACGTCCCTGAGTGGGGTTCTGATGTTGTATTGCGCGAGCCGTCGGTCTCTATCTGGCTGAAATGGCTAAAAGAGCACCGCGATTTGGGGGAGGCGACCGAAATGAGTACGGAAGAGGTGGTGAAGCGTAACCTTGAAACGGATGTTGAGTTCCTGATCAACGTCCTGCTTGACGAAGACTTAACCCCGGTTTTTACCCCCGAAGATAAGGGCGAGGTACTGAAAATTTACGGCCCCGTTCATGCACGGTTGGTTAATCAGGCTTTTCAACTCATTACCAGCACGAATGAGGCAGAAAAAAAGTCCGTGAGCCTGCACTAAAGTTCTTGCTCACCTTGGCCTTACGGCTAGGGAAAACCCTCTCTGAAATCAGTCAGATGCCTGCCAGTGAATTACAGCTCTGGTGGGCATTTGATTCGATAAACCCCATTGGTGATGCGCGTCAAGATGTGCATGCAGCCCAAATTACAGCCGCTATTTTTAATGCTCAAGGGGTCAAGACAACCTTGAACGATACGCTGCTCCGGTGGGATGTCGAGAGTGTGCAGGCGGAGGAGCAAGCAGGGTCGGGATTAGAAGATTTTTTTGCATCATTATCAGGGTAACGATTTTGCTGAGGGGTTTTTATGTCAAAACTTCGTGAACTTATTATTAAAATTTCAGCTAACTCAACCAGTTATCAGGCTGAAATCGCACGCGCCAGCCGAATGGGAACGGATTATTATCGTTCGATGGGGGCAAACAGTCGTCGCCTTGAGCGTGAATTACGTGCTCAGCGTCAGGCATTAAGCGACATCAATAGGCAACTAGCCACTGTCACTAATACCGCTAAGATGATGTCAGGGGCGTTAGCGGGCTTCTTTTCGGTATCAACGCTGATCACCGTTGTTGATGACTGGGGGCAGATGTCCGCGCGGATAAAAATGGCATTAAATTCAGTTGAAGGCGATGTCAGTCGTTATGAGGAGCTTCAGCAGCGCTTTTTAACGGTGAGTAACCGCAACGGGAAGGCGATTGAAACGACCCAAGAATTGTATGTGGGTTCAGCTTCGGCCATGAAAGAGCTGGGATATTCCACGGAAAATACGCTGGATTACATTGAATCGTTATCGTCGGTTTTTACGGCCAATGCGACCAGTGCACAACAAACTGAATCCGCATATAACGCACTAAACCGTGCGATGGTCACCGGTGTTTTAAAGGGCAATGACTGGCATTCCGTCTTAAATGCGATGCCTAGTGTGGTGGGGGATATTGCCAAAGAGCTTTCCCGTATGCGCGGCGGGGTTAAGGTCACAGAAAATGATGTTAAACAGATGGCATCCAAAAGTGGCATTGCAATGACATTATTTGCCAACGCGTTGATTAATGCCAAAGAGGCGAATAATGCCCTTGCAGACAGCATGGATAACACGGTTTCGGATAGTTTCACCAAGGCGACCAATGCAGCCAAATCTTATTTTGGTGAAATTAACGCCAGTTTGGGGATTACTCGTTCCATGGCGGCAGGGTTAGCTACAATCAGTGAAAACTTTAGCAGCTTTGCGACAGCGGCGATTGCGATAGGGGGGATTGGTTTATCGCGCTATATGGGCAATTTGTCGCTGAGTGCGTATGAAGCGGGTAAAAACATGCTTGTTACAGCGAAAAACAATTATGTTTTGAATGCGGCACAGGCGAAAGGGTTAGAGACCACGCTTGAGAAAATTCGAGCTGACAAGGCATTTGCTATTACCACTCAAGAGTCATTAGCAGCACAGCTACGTGCGGCTCAGACTGAAACTCAGCGTAATGCAATACGTCAACAAATGGCGAAAAACTCAGCCACAATCATTTCTCTTAATCGTGCTGAAAGAGCAACTGTTGACGAGCTTACGGCCGCACAAAATCGCTTGAATTTTGCAGCTAGAGCAGCCAGAGGAACCTTAGCGTTATTAGGCGGACCAGTCGGCGCGGCGATGCTAGCGGGCGGGGCTTTATTTTACTTCTCTCAAAAATCAGATGAAGCCAAGGAAAAACTTGATAGCATGCGCGGCTCTGTTGTGGAAACAATCGAGCAACTACAGCAGTTATCAAAAATCAAACTTGAAATAAAGCTTGATGAGCTAAACGACGATATTCAGATTCTAGAGAAAGAACGCAAGCGTCTTTATGGTGAAGCTCAAAAATATTCTGAAACTAGAGCTGCTGAAATGCAGGCAATAAAAGATGGGGGCGGCGTAGGTAAGTTTCTGGCCGATACATTTGGTACTAGTCCTGATGAGTTTTTGAAAGAAAGGAAAAAGGTTTTAGGGGCATTAGAAGATATAAATCAAGATCTTGATGCCAAAATAAAGAGCCGTGAGAACACTCAAAATATTTTAGCTAGTGGTAAATTTGATATAAAACCTGAAAATAGTAGTGAGTTGCCCGTGCCATCACTCACCAGCAACACAGACAAAGGTAAAAATAAAGCACTTAACGATTATCGGCAGTTGCGGAAATCGATTGAGTCTGAACATTTTTCAAGTCTGCAAAAGATACTTGCTGATGAAAAGGAGAACAACGACAAATTAATTGAGTTGAATAAAAAAGGCTACGTCAGTCAGTCTGAGATGAAGCGTCTAGCGCTACTGAATGAAGAAAATCATCAGCGCAAGCGCTTAGAGCTCGCAGAAAAATACAGTCCTTATGAAGCCATTGTTCGCAAAGAAAAAGAAGCCGCCAAGGAGTTGAACGAACTTCGTCAAGCCAATCTGTTAAGTGAGCAGCAGTATTATACCGCCAGCTTGCAACTGCGTAATGATTACATCAAGCAAAAGTTAACCGAAGAAGCCAACCAAAAGGCCTTACCAAGTTATGAGCTTTCGGGGGAAATTGACCCTGTTGTTAAACTGCAAAACCAGCTTAATGAACAACGAGCATTATATGAGGCCTACCGCAACAATGACTTGATTAGTCAGGAGCGGTACCAGGAACTCATGATTGCAGCAACTAATCGCTCGAAAGAGGCTCAATTAGAAGCTGCAAAAGAGCTTTATGGCGCACAGGGCAAATGGCAGAAAATGCAGATGAACTTGTTGGAAACTGTTGAGCAACGCACTAGCAATGCGCTGACGGGAATATTGACAGGCTCTAAGTCATTTTCAGAAGCGTTGCAAGAGCTATCAGCATCACTGGCTCAAGCTATTATTCAAGACCTTGTTCGTATTGCTATGCAAGCCATGATAACGAACTCACTGACGGGGTTGTTTGGCGGCTTTGCAGGTGGCGCATCTGCAGGCGCTAGCGCAGGAGCCTCTAGTGCAAATACAGGTGCCATGGGGATGTCTACGAGTTGGCAAAGCTATGTGCCGAACGCTAAGGGCGGCATGTACAACACACCGGGGCTTAGTGCTTATAGTGGTCAAGTTATTGACGCTCCGACATTCTTCCCGTTTGCAAAAGGGGGCGTTCCATCGCTAGGTTTAATGGGCGAGGCTGGTCCCGAAGCCATTATGCCACTGACTCGCGCTAAAGATGGCTCGCTGGGTGTTCGTGCTCAACTCCCTAAAATTGACATGCCTGTTAATGAAAAACCGGCTGGCGGCACAACTATTCAGCAGGAAATTCATGTTCATGGTAATGGTGATGCTGCGCTTGAAGCGGCATTAAGAGAGGCGGCGCGCCAAGGGGCGGAAGAGGGCGCGGCAAAGGCTAAGGCTGATATCATGCGAGATTTTCAAACAAATGGTAAGTTACGAAAAACACTAGGAAAATAATCCATGGATATTTTAACATGGCCTAAAGAGCTAGAACCCTCGGCGCTAGATTGGCAATTGCTGAGCAACTCCAAAACCTTCATTTCGACGTTTACGGGGAGCGCACAAACCGTGCGTTACCCCGGTAGCCGTTGGCGCTGTGATTTAACGCTCAACAATTTAACGGACGAAAAATCACGATTGCTTGAAGTTATTTTGGCGCAACTGGACGGAGAGTCAGGCCGCATTAAGTTGTTTGATTGGCTCAGAACTGGCGTTAGTAATGTAGGGGATCCGATTGTTAACCAGCCAAACCAAACGGGGCGATCTTTATTAACTCGCGGGTGGAAGCCCAACTCGTTAGTGCTAAGAGCCGCTGATAACATCACAATTAATCATGAGCTTAAAAAAGTAACCTCTGACGTGATAAGCGATGCGGAGGGAAATGCAACTATTGTGTTTTCCCCAATGCTTCGCAATCCCCCTTCAGTAGGTGAAAAAATTGAAGTGCAAAACCCTTATGGCATCTTCAAGCTAACCGACAATAATCAAGGTCGGCTGCGTCGGGTGCCGGGTATTTTTACATCAACGACACTTTCTTTTGAGGAGGCGCTTTATTGATGAATTATCATCCTTTTTCGAATGAGATGGTTAAAGCGATTAATGAGGGGTGCTATATCGTCGTCGCCGCAAAACTTGACCTAAAGTCCGGAGTAACACGGGTGCATACATCGACGGGTAATTTAATCATTGCAGGTGAAGTCTATCAAGGTGTGGGGCAGTTTGGTGCCATTGAAACGGTGTCGGAGGAAAATACAACCAGCCCCCAGCAACTCATCTTGTCGCTTAGCGGCTTTGACGCTTCACTCTTAGGCGATGTAATGAACGAGCGAAGTCGAGGGCGCGAAGTTAGGATAATGATGGTTGCGCTTAATGAGGACGGGCAGCCCGTTCTTGCTGAGGTGTTATTTGCGGGGCAGATTAGCAATATTGGTGTGAGTGCGGGGGATAAGTGTGAGGTGGCTGTTACTGTCTCAAATCGCTTTGAACGTTGGTCTCAAGGCTTGCCGGATAGGTTTACTGATGAGTCATGGCAAAAACGGCATGTTGGAGACCGCATATTTCGATATGTAGCCCAAATGGCTGAACGTGCCATTTACTGGGGAAGCAAAAAAGATGCTCCAGCTTTCATCTATAAATAAATGCTGGCATTATAAATAATTACTTCATATTTCTGGTGGTGATTAATGAAAAAAATAGCCATTTTATACATTATGGTAGCCGCATTGCATTTGACCGCATGCGATAAACGCGATGGTGACGCCAACAAAGTCTCCAGTAGCTCAGCTAAAAGCGTTATCGATGACCGGTATATTGGGCCGTTTGGTTTACAATGGGGATCTTCGCTTGAGGGGGTAATGGCAGAAATTGGTAATAATGCCGAGGTATTAAGTAGCCAGAGCGAATGCCCATTCATTAAAGTTAAAACGCAAAAATTACCTTACGGCTTAAACAATAAAGATGAAATCTACAAGCTAAAGTTTCTTCCTGAGAATGACGAGATAAATTTTAGCGGGCTTATGGTAGTGGAGTACGACTATACAACTACAAATAAAGAAATCTATAAAATAGACTTTAATGACATATTAAAAAATCTTGAGCTTAAATATGGCAACCCAATAGAGACAAAGGTAGATAGCGAGAAAAGCAGTCTATACGTCTTTGAAAATGGCAATAGACATGTGATGCTATCAGGATCAGGCTCTGATGGGGTTTATTCTATTTGGATGATACATGCATTTCTGCCAAAGGAAGATAAAAAAGAAATGAGCCAAATAATGGATAAAATAAAATTAGAGTGCCAGAAACAAAGAAACCCACTTTAAGTAATACAACAAACATACCCGCTTCGGCGGGTTTTTTTATGCCCGGAGTTCATCAAATGCGACACATCAACTGGACAACTCGACTCCCTCAAACACTACAAAATGCAATGCAAAAACCCTTTGCATGGGGTGAGCATGATTGCTGTTTATTTGCGGCGGATTGCGTGATGGCGATTTGTGACTTTGATCCGTGTGAAAGTGTGCGAGGTCAATACAAAACTAAATCGGGTGCGGCGCGTGTCCTGAAATCCGAGTTTGGTGATATCGAGTCAGCATTATCACGCTTTTTTGCTGAAATTCCCGTGAGTGCAGCAAGTCGCGGTGACATTGTTTTGTTTGAGGGTGACGAAGGTAAAACTCTTGGCGTGTTGTGGGCGAATAAAATTTGGGCAGTTACTGAAGAAGGGGCTAGACCTGTGAAGCATCAACCAACGAAGGCATGGAGAGTAGAGTAAATGGGTAAGACAGTTACAAACATTGTTTCTGCTGGCTTAATGGTTGCAGGTGTCATTGTTACTGGCGGACTCGGAACGGCTTTAATTGCAGCGGGTATTGCTGTTCAAGCTGCCGGCTCAATGATCTTCAAAGACAAAATGCCCTCTGGTTACCGCGACCAATCCGAACGCAAACAAATATTACGCTCTGCTGTAGCACCAGAAACCATTGTCGTCGGTAAAACAGTGTGTTCAGGGCTGCTCTTTTTTGCCGAAGAAGAAAAGGGTGACCAAACAGAAAACGAACGCTTATTTATGGCACTAGCCATTGCAGCACATAAAGTAGACCGCATTGGCAAGATTTGGCTGAACGACGATTTGATTAGTGAATTCGGCGATAAAGCGGATTATGAGTTTCACAATAGCCGCACGGATTGTGACCCCTACATGTTAAAAAATGCCCCGTCATGGAAAGAGGATATGATAGGGGATGGTTTGGCGTGGTTACGCTTAACGCTAAAGTACGATGCTGAGAAATTTCCATACGGCGTGCCAAACGTCAAAGTCGAAGTGTGGGGGAAGCAAATCTATGACCCGCGCACTGGCAAAACGGTGTGGAGTAATAACGGCGCATTAGTCATTCTTGATTATTATCGTAGTTATTTAAACGTTCCTGATTCCGACATTGATTTTGATGCGTTCAAAGTCGCTGCTGATTTATGTGATGAGCCTGTAATGACCCCAGAGGGTAATACGGAGCCTCGCTATACAATTAATGGCGCTTATGAGCTTTCCGAATCGCCAGCATCAGTGCTTGACCACATGCACAAATGCATAGCTGCTGAGCCAACCTATGTGGCTGGAAAGCACGGTATCTTGATGCAAGCGTACAATGGACCTGCTGTATTGCGTATCGAGCCAAATCAAATCATTGATACGGTCAATATCACGCCAGAACTAGGGCTACGTGATGCAACTAACGCCATTTACGGTACATTTATTGATGCCGAACAGCAATATATCCAAACAGATTTTGAGCCTGTTATTGTTGAAGAGTGGGTTGAAGAAGACGGATTAGAGATTAAAGAGAACATTGACTATCGTTTTATTGTTAGTCCGTACCAAGCTGCAAGAGTCACAAACTTGTATCTACGTAAAAAACGCGCGGGTCGTCGCATTCAGTCAAAAATGAATATGGATGGTTACGCATATAGACCAGGGGATGTTTGCTTACTTAACTTGCCCCATATTGGTATACAGGACTTTGAGTGCCGCGTGGCTGAGTGGAAGTTTCATCCGCAGGAGGGGGTCGAGTTACTGCTCGAAGAGGATGGGCCACATATCTATGAAGACATCATCGGCAAGCCTTTTGTTAGACCGCCATTTACTGTTTTGCCGACTGGCGGGGTGGCTCCTCCGCTTAACCTTGCTTTTGTGGCCACAAATATCGGTGAAGTGGTTCAAGGCTATCTGAGTTGGCAGTCAGCTGCTGCCGATGTTCGCTATAACACAGTGAATATTCTTGAAAATGGCAAGGTTATCCAATCGATTCAAGTGCCAAGTGACCGCGTTGATTTATCGGGACTTGTGCGTGGCTCATATCGTGCCGAAGTTCGGTCAATTAATGCGGCTGGCGCGATGTCTGCCCCAGCGATTGTGGATTTTGATATCCAAGCTCCACCTAAACCGGTCAGTGTTGAAATGGTTGGCGGCATGTTCTCATTGACCTGTATTCCGCATGGGGGCGAAACAGCGCAGCATGGCTATACATTTGAATTCTGGTTCAGCGACAAAAAACTGGCCAGTACGAATGACGTCGAAGTCACCACAAAAGCCAACCGACAAGGTCAGGGGCAATTTTGGACTAAGGATAACTTAAAGGCGGGTACAGATTATTGGTTTTATGTTCGTACTGTTAACAGCTATGGAAAATCGCAATTTGTCGAAGCTGTGGGTCAAGCTAGTGGAACGCCAAAGGATATGGTTGACGAGCTGGGCGACACCTTCCTCACCAACGAGGGCGGCAAGCAGATGCAAGAGCAGATTGACTTTAGCAAAGAAGCGATTGCAGAGCTTGAGCTTGATGCTATTGATGTGAAGCAGAAAGTTGTCAGCATTGACAGAGATGTTGAAGCTGTCAACGAAGCGGTGATGATGAACACCAAGTTCACGACGGAAGTACATTTCAGCTTGAAAGAAGAGGTTGCTGATAGAAAAGCTGAGATATTCCGCATTGAGCAAGTGCAAGTCACTGACAGAGAAGCGGCGGCGCGCTGGCAAGAGAAAATCAGCACTGAAGTAAGTTATAACGCATCTGAAATCCTGAATATTAAGGATGCTCAGTCGAGTTATGAGAAAGCAACAGCGCAGCAAATCAGTCAAGTGAAAGCTGATGTAGATGGCGTTAAATCACGCGTCACAACAGTTGAGACAGCAACTAGCGACTTAGAAAAAGCGCAAGCTAAATTCGAGCAATCAACGACAGCTGAATTCGGTGAAATGCGCGGCTATATCACGCACTTTGAGACGTCATTGTCAAATGTGGAGCTTGCAGTTTCAGAAGCGATTATGCAGACGACAGCTCAAGTGAATCAGCACAGCTCTGAGTTGCTACAGTCGAAAGCAGAAGTTAAGCGTATCGCGAATGCAACAGCGACGAACGAGAAAGCAACGGCTGAGCTAGCAGAGAGCGTGAAAGCGCAATTTGAAGAGGCGCAAGCTGAATTTGTTGATGTACGTAAGTCAATCGCAGAGAAAGACAAAGCGCAATCAGAGCGTACAGAGCAAGTGCGCGCAGAGCTGAAAAAAGATATTGATAAAACTAACAAAGAATTATCAGATATCAGCGCCGCAGTGACAACTAACACAAAGGCTATCGCTGAGACTGATAAGACATTGACGGAGCTTCAGCAAGTATCTTCTTCACGCTTTGATAGAAATGAAGCGACGATAGCGAACCTTCAAAACACGCAGTCTAACATCGAATCATCGCAAGCTGAAACGACGTTACAGCTCGCAGCACAGCAAAATGAGCAAGGGTCTGAGCTTTTACGTGCTAAAGCCTCTATTCGTGAGACCAACAAAATTATTGTTGATAACGATAAAGCTTATGCGCAGAAGTTCACGCAGCTTGATTCACAATTTGAACAAGTGAATGCCCGTTTTACACGCGTTGAAAGCACCCTTGCGGATGCACAGCAATCTATCACGGAAACGAAAGAGCAGCTTTATAGCGAAATCAATTCAGTTGATAGAAAAGTGACCGCTGTTGACCAAAAAGTTGACCAAACCAAAGCCACACTCGAAGGGGCTATTGCTGAATCTAATCAAACACTTTCAGCTAAAGTCGAAACTGCACAAGATACGGCTAACACCGCAAAATCAAATGCAGCGGATGCTAAGCAAGATATTGATAGATACAAAAATAGTAATGACCAGCGCATGTTGCTTGCAGAGACGCAAATTACGTCTAACAAGCAAGCGATCGCGAACGAGCAAGAAACCCGTGGCAGTCAGATTAACAAAATTAATTCTGAACTTGGTGGCTTAAATGCGGCATTTGAAGCGCAAGCCAAGACCTATGTTGACCAAAAAGGCAATGCATCTTCTATCTTTGGTATCAAGAATGCCGTTGTTGTGAATGGCCAATATTATGAAGCGCAGATGATTTTAGGTGCAGAAGTCAAAAACGGCCAAGTCGTCACGCAAATTGGTTTCAGTGCTGATACGTTTGGTATCTTTAACCCTGTAAGTGGCAAGCTAGAACCCGTGTTTTTTGTTGAGAATGGGCAGGTCTTTATCAATGAAGGGGTGATAAATAAAGCAATCATTGAAAACATTGTAGTGGGTAGCGACTTGCGCTCTAAAAACTACGATCAAGCTCAAAAAAAAGGAATGCGGCTTGATTTTAAAAATCAAGTTTTTGAAAACTATAGTGTTGTAGATGGAAGTGGCACTGAGATTGATGCAGATGGAATTCGGGTGCTGTTTAATGGCAACTGGGTCGTGAATATGGGGAAACTATTATGACAACAATGCATGGTCTTCAAGTTAGACATGGAAATGTTAGCGTCCTTACCGTGACTGACAGGACGGGGATTGTTGCAGGCAGACACAAGTTAGAATTTAAAAGAGGTGAGAGATTTATAAAAACCTTTTCTCATCCAGAGCTGTCGGGAATGGGAGAATTGTTTTACTGGTTTTCTTTTATGGGGATTTGGGAGGCGGAGGCAAAAGGTTCAATTACAATTAGCGGAACAGATATAAAAGTGGACGTGACTGTAAGCGCAGGAAACTCACTATCAACATTCGGAGACGGCTATTTGTATTACGGAGTTCGCTAATGAGTCGTGGATTTCAAGTTAAAAACAGTAGCAATACATTTCAAATTGATGATAGATACTCAAATTTATTTTTAAAACACAAAGGGGTGATAAATTTGCCGGGGGGAAGTGCGGGAAACCCAAATTCATTTGAATCAAGCCCGTCTATTTCATTTCCAAGCATAAACGGATTTGATTCCCCCTTGATGTGTTTTATTCCAAACCAATATTGCTGTATAGATTTTGAAGAAAGTTCTATAAAGCAGGCATATAGACAACAAAAGGGGATTTGTGAATATTATTGCTTCACTAAAGAAAAAATTAAACATTTTGATGCAACACATGGATTACAAGTTAGAAATCCGTACACTTTAGAGGAGGTTTTTAATAGCAACTGGGCTATTTTAAAAGTAGTTGATGTTTTAAATCTAAAGCCAGACACTACTGGATATGTATATGAATTACCTGCAAATAAAAAATGTGCGATATCGATTGGCGGGGGCGTTGATAGATATTATCGAGTAGGGATGAAATCAAACGCAAAATCAACATGCTTTAAAGTAGTCAATAACAGGCTACACATCGACATTTTAGAGACTGCGTCTTGGTATGCAGACGATGACGAAGTGAGCTATGTTGCATCATCTTTCAATATATCAGTTTTAATTATAGACGTGACGGGATATTAATAATGAAAAAACTAATTCTTATTTACAGTTTATTATTAGCGGCGTGTTCATCTCCACCCAAATATAAAAAAGTTGATTGTGTAGGTGTTATTTATTTGAAGCCAACAATGATGAAACAATCAATTCACTTTAAAAAATACGACGAGAAATATAATCGTTATCACGCAAACAACAATGTAATTTCTGGATGGGTAAAGCCAGAATCATTTGATAAATTCACGTGCTATAAATAAAAAATCACCAAAAAAACAAAAGCCGCCTAGTGCGGTTTTTTTGTATCTAAATTTCGGAGAATATTATGTACAACGTAGGAACAGTAACAACGACAGCAAACAGCACAAAATTAATTGGAACTAACACAAAGTGGAAAGATAACAACTCGCGAGTATCCGCAGAGCAGGTTATTTTAATTAAAAGTGGAACGACGGTTTACATTAACAGTATTCGCTCAGTGCAAAGCAACACAGAGTTAACGCTATCTTTCAATTCACCAGCGGCAGTAAATGCTGGCACATATGAAATCTTAACAACGATGGTGAACTCAATTTCAGATGCCACAAACAAAGTTGTCTCAATGAATGTTGCGAATGTGCAGTTCAGCGATATCTTAAATCGGTGGGCGACAGAAAGCGGTACAATTACAGTGACGTTACCCGATGGCACAACACAGCAGCTGAGAACGGCGAAAGAAATGGATAAGCTGCTAGATGGGAAGTTTGATAAAGCCGGAGGGGATATCAATGGCAGGGTAACAGTTAACTCATCAACAATAAGAATTATAGGGACAGATGATTGGCCGGGACTTTCGATTAGGAAGAAAAATAGCGAAGAAGCTAGAATTGAAGCGTCAAACACGATAACAACGTTATTAGATATTTCCTATCGAGATACTGAAAACAAACGACTGAATACCTTTATCATCCCGAGAAAGTCAGGTACGGCAATGACAGTGGGTGAGTATGGTATCGGAATTGCCATTTCCTCAATAAAAACAGAAGATATCGCAAAAGACTGGAGCACTCGCTTTGTAGCAACTCCTGGGGAGCCAGGTGTTGCCAATAGTTTACCGTGGGGGGTGGGGGTGCATATTGCAGAGAATGCGTATGGTTGCGTATTACATTATGACCCTTCTTCAAAAATACTGAGAACGTGTTCAACAGGGAAAGATAATGCAGTCCTTACCAGCATCAATACTGTTTATTCAACAGCAAACACAACGGTAGACTCAAACGGAAACTTAAAAGCCGCATCCCCGATTGTGAAACTCTTTGCGGATCACATTGAGCTTAACGAGGAGTCTGAAGGTGTTGAAATGGAGCACCTTGGTGTTGGCCATTACCTCATTAAAGGTGTCGTTGGTTTTAATGCAGATGGTGCATGGGGTATCAATAACGGCTTTGTTATTCCGCAGGATCACAACGGGAAAAACATGGTTCTCATTGATTATGATGTTAAACCTGACGGAAATATTGAGCTATTTGTTTTTCACAATCAAAATATCGATATGCCGGAGCGTTTTCAGAACAAGCGCATTAAGCACTTTGATGAAGACGGCAACCCCGTTTACTACAAAAACTACGAGCCGTGTGACGTTCCTGAATCGCGCTGGATAGATATGCGTGTCGAAATGCCAGTGAATTCCATCTACAACCTCAAGCAAGCAGAAGCCGAGCGATTGGCGAAAGAGGAGGCGGAGAGGCAAGCGGAGGAGGAGGTTAAGAGGGAAGAGGAGGATTCGTTAACGAATGAATAAGATTTCAAAATTATTGATTTCTCATTCACCGCTATTTTTCATTTCAATAGCGAAATCGTGAAATAACAAGTTACACTTTGTTACATATAGAAAACCCCAAGGAATGACCCTCGGGGTTTTATTTTTAAATGCACGTGCATTTTGCGTGCACTTTCTAGTCCTAATGTTGTCAGTGTGTAGTCCTATCAGGTTTGCTAACCCCTTGTTTTTAAACCTGTTGTCCTATCACTGACCCATCAAATTTGGTGGAGCTGGCGGGAGTTGAACCCGCGTCCGAAATTTCTACATCCTCGGTACTACATGCTTAGTCTAGTCTTTAAATTCATTTGCCAGCTGCGGACAGACACGCCACCAACAAACTATCCTGATTAAATTTAACGCTTCAACCCCAGGCAAGGCATCCACGCGATCTCTTTTGGGTTTGACCTCTCTTGATCCCCGTCCTAAGAGCGGAGGCTAGGGAGAGAGGGCTCTATGCAGGTTATTAAGCTGCTAGTGCGTAGTTTTCGTCGTTTGCGACTATTTTTTTGCGGCTTTTATCGAGGCCAACCGCCCCTCGGCATGCACCTTGGGTTTCGCAAATCCCGTCGAATCCAGAATCAGCCCCAAGTTGTTAAGTGCAGTATAACAGAAAAATACTCTAAAAAGCTAGAACTTAGCGATTAG